CAAACCATGATTGGGAGTGGCGTATAACTCATTTATTGATGCCTTTGGCTATGATGATGCCTAATTGTAGTGGAGTTGGGATAGGCGGTGAAGGTGTTAGTTTGGGTTACAATATAAAGACATTACAGAAGGAGATTTACTTTAATGAAGATTTCGGTCATATAACCGCAGGAAAGATGGCTTTAGACTCGGTAAAATCTTATGACCATGTAGTCACTATTCGTGAATGTTCTTATCAGTCACAGCGAAATTCAGGTGATGGATGGGATATATTTAGAAAGTACGACAAGACTTTAATCATACCCGACACTGAGACTATGTTTACTCTCCAGAATGTGAATATAGAGTTAAGGATGGCGACTTATCAGAAGGCTGGAATGAATTGGTTTATTCCTAACGGACCTTTGGGGCTTTGTGTGTTTAATCCTACAATCCCTTACAGGTGTTTTAAGATTGTTAATGAAAACTACAAGCAGACTTCAGAGATGTTTGTAAAGAGAGTTTATGGTATAAAGCGTGATATGTCACCGAAGATAGCCACTAAAGACCAGAAGTATATTTGGAAGGAAGACACAGTTGAGAATATTTTAGAGGAGTTAAGATGAATTTTCCAAAACATGATTGTAGTTTGAACCTTGAACATAACAAACATAGAGACTATTATCAGACAGTACAAGAATGGATTGATGAGAATGATTTTTATGATTGGGTTGATGAGGGGGATAAAGAAGAATGTATAAAGACTAATGAAATATGGACAATACGTTGGTATCCTAACACTCCTATAGGATTCTATTCTTTGGTCGCCCCAACGCTTGAGAAATTATTGGAGTATGCTAAGAGAGAGGAAAATGATGTGTAGACGAGAGATGATGGAAGAACTTATTGAGATGATGACAAAGGATGAGCTTGCGGAAATGTATGTTGATTTGTTTTTGAGTATAAAGAGTGAATATGTCCAAGAGGATGTATATGAGTACATGAAAAGAAAAACAGGAAAAATAGAGGCAGGCTTTGAGTTTACTCAGGGTAAAGTGCCAGAAAGTAGGTAAAAACATGAATTATTTTGAATATAGTGAAGAAAGTTCTTTGAATTGTCACCTAAAATGTTGTATATTATAGGGTATGCAATCTAAATTATACAAAAAGGTTCCTGAGTATATTTATGAGTTATGGGAATTTCAAGAGGAATACCCCGATATTGACCCGACTCCTTGGAGGGAGTGGGATGATGATACTGAGTGGATTTCTATACCAGAGAACAAAGTTTGCAGAATATTGAGTAGGGTGATGATTGGTAAGAATGAGTATATTGTAACTATTTGCGGTAAATACTCAAAGGCTATGAGTAAGTTTAACCCTGTTTTTGGCGATCCTACTAATTTCGGTGGGAAGAGGAAAGTTCAGATAAAGTCTGTTATAACTCCTCATGAGAGAGATTTACAGGTAAAGATGGTAGCAGAAGCTTTCTTTCTTGATGGTAAGAACGGTCCTGATGCTTATACGACTGCTTTCCCTTATCAGAAGGGTCGTAATGAAAACTTTTTAATGAAGCGTTTTGCTCATTTAATGAAATATAAGGGGCTTGAAGGTATCATAAAGACTATAGTGCAGGACGCTTTAAAGGAGAACAACATAACTCCTGATTATGTTTTAAAGAACTACAAGAAGTTTCTTAAAAACACGATGATTGCTGACAATCCAACAATAGCATTAAAGGCTAACGATGCGTTAAAAAACATCTTAGACATGGACCCTAAAGAGGAATCATTGGAAGAGGTTGAATTTGTTGAGTTTAGTGATAAGCAAAAAGAAATTGCGGGAATAGAAACTAAACAACTTGACGAATGATCGTGAATATGTAAGAGAATTATGCAGACATGACCTGATAAAATTCGGTCAATTATTCTGCCCTGAAGATTTTTTAGCTACCGCCTCGCCTCCCATGCACTACAAAGCTGGGAGGATGCTTTTATCGAGGAAGATTCAACAGTTGTCATTGATATGGTCTAGAGATCATGCCAAAACAACTATGGCAGCTACGGCTATTTTACATAAGTTTTGTTATGCAACGAGGCAGAGTCCTGAGTTCATAGCTTGGATAGGTGAAGCCCAAGAGCAGGCTATTGATAATGTCAAGTGGGTGATGAGTCATTTAGAGTCCAATCGTCTTATACATAAGTATTATGGCGATTTCACGGCAAAGAAGCGTTGGACTTCAAAGGAGTTCATTACGAATCATGGTTGCAGATTGATGGCTAAGGGGACCACACAGCGTCTTAGAGGGCGTAAAGAGGGTTCTACGAGGTTCACAGGCATGGTTTTAGATGATTTCGAGTCTGAGCTTAACACAAAGACACCAGAAGCGAGAAGCTTTATTAAGGATTGGGTTGTTAGTGCGGTTTATCCTGCTATTGACATGGACAAGGGTGGTTTTTTATGGTGCAACGGTACGATAGTTCACTATGATTCTTTTTTAAATGGAATCAGAAGGGACTACCATGAAGCTTTAAAGGCTAAGAAACCTTTTGCTTGGGATGTTTTAGAGTGTCCTGCTACTGAGGATGGGACATTAGAGGGTAAGCCGATGTGGGAATCTCGGTGGTCAACTGAAAAACTGAAGCAGAAGTATCAGTTTTATTTAAATACGGGTAGACCATCTAAGTTCTTTCAGGAGTATATGAACAAGGTTCGTGCTCCAGGTGATGAAATCTTCAATGAAGAGGACATTAAGAACGCTTATTACACAGGTTTCTTGAAATGGGATGAAGGTAGAGGCAGTTGGTACATTCTTATAGACGAAAAGAAAGTTTATGGGAATATCTACTTTGGTGTGGATCCGGCAACATCTACTGAGTCGAATAGGGATTACTCTACTATTGTTGTTACGCTGGTTACTGAGGAATATGATTATTATGTAATTAATTACTTCCGTGAGCGTGTTTTGCCGATGGATTTGGCAGAGAAGATTTTTGAATTTTACAAGCTCTATAAACCTGTAAAAAGGGTAAATATAGAGACTATTGCCTATCAGGAGATGCTTCGTGACTATATGTGGCGTGAGTCAAAGAAACGAGGTGTTTTCATTCCTGGTCTTGAGAAGGGTATCAAAGGATACGGAAAGACGAGTAAGAAGGACAGGTTATTTGAGGGATTACAACCGATGTTTAAGATGGGGGCAATACATCTTAAAGCTTCGCAGATTGAGTTCCTAAATGAGTTGCTTGCTTTTCCTGCCAAGACGGGAGCGACAGATGACATATTGGATGGTTTTTGGTTATCCACTCAATTCACATCTGGTTTTCAGAGGATAGGCGGTAAAATAAGAAAAGCGGTGATTAGGGCTAAGAGGATTAAATATGATTGGGTTACGGGAAAAAGAAAATGATTGAATCAGATAAAAAAGCGATACAGAACAAAGAGGATTGGATTCGTTGGCAGGATGCCCGTAAGGATTGGGATACTTATTCTCGTGCTGATATTGACTTCTATTTGGGCAATCACTTTACTAAAGACCAGAAAGACCAATTAGACGAAAGAAACCAAACTTCTACTACGCTTGACAGGCTTTATTCTGCTGTTGAGCAATTCAAAGCTATTATAACTTCCAAGCCTCCAAAGTTTTCTGCTGTTGGTAGGGAAGATTCTGATTCTAAGTTAGCTTCTGTATGGAGGACTATATTAGAATATATATGGGACATTTCTGATGGGAATGAAGAGTTTAAGCAGGTTGTCCATGATTACGCTGTTACTGGATTAGGGTATCTTTATGCTTATTTAGATAAAGAGGCTGATTTCGGTAGAGGAGAGATAAAATTTAAATGTTTAAGTCCTTTTAGGGTTGTTGTTGATCCGGCTTCAAAGAATAGATGGTTTGACGATGCGAGTGCTATTCTTGTAGGTTTGACTATGACAGGCGACCAACTTGTTAATAACATACCTAAACTAAAGGATATTATAGATGATATTGAAACGATAGGTTCTGGAGGTGATGAAGACTTTCCTTCTTCCACACAACAGACTACTCAATCAACATTCACTCCTGACCAAGTAAAAGACAAAGATCCAACCCAAAAAAGTTACCGATTAATAGAGAAGTTTGAAAAGGTTAAAGTACCGTTTTATAGAGTCTCTTTCCAAGGTAGTGAATTTATAGTAGATGAAGACGGTAAGGACGAATTAGAGGCTGATATTAAGTTTATCTCTAATGATGTTGAATTTATCGAGATTATGCAGACAAGGATTAAAGTAACTGCTTCTGTTGGGCAGGTTCTTTTATATACTCATGTTTTAGATACTGATACTTACCCTGTTATCCCTGTTCCGAATATTTGGAATGGCACACCTTACCCAACATCTGACATAAGGAAGAATAGAGATTTACAGATTTATCTTGATAAACTCCTTTCTATTATAACAAGTCATGCACAGACATCTTCCGGTTTGAAGTTATTAGTGCCTATGGGTAGTGTTGAAAATATAAGCACGTTAGAAGAGGATTGGGCTAATCCTAACGCTGCTATCGAGTATGACCCAACTATGGGCGAACCTCACTTCCCTGCCCCACAGCCGTTATCAAACTCTGTAATGACCCTTCCTAAACTTATAGAGGGGTATATAGATTTGAATATGGGTATCTTTGAGTTGAGTCAGGGTAATGCAGAGGCAGCCCCAAGGACAGCTTCAGCTACTATGATGTTTGAGGATTTCGGTCAAAGACGATCAAAGTCAAAGTTGAGGGATATTGAAGGTAGTTTAAAAAGACTTGGCAAGGTTATATATCAAATGAGTAAGGCTCACTATGACTTCCAGAAAACCTTTAGGATAGTACAGCCAAACAACGATATTGATGAATTTACGGTCAATTACTATGATGATAAGAGTGAAGAGGCGTTAAAACTTAATGATTTAGGTTCAGGCGAATACGATATAAGAATAATAGGGTCATCTACTTTACCTTCTAACAGGTGGGGAGAATGGCAAGTATATATGGAAGCTTACCAAGCGGGTCTTATAGATCAGACGGAAGCTTTAAAGAAAACAGAAATTTTTGATAAAAGGGGCGTTCTTGAGAGAACGAGTCTTGTTAGCCAGCTACAGAGTGCTTTGGCAAATGCTGAAGATCAGATTAAGAAACTCGGTGGTGATTTACAGACAGCTCAGAGAGAGACAATAGGTGCTCGTCAGAGAGTTGAGGTTGAGAAGACAAAGACTACCCTACACGGAATTGAGGCTGATGCGAAAGCAGAGTCCAAGGTACAGGTAAATAAACTACAAACTGCGGTCAACTCCTTAGGAAAATCGCAATAGAAAGGTATTTAAATGGAAGAACCCACAGGTGGAACTCAGGAAACTGGACAAGCCACTGGAGGAGAGGCACAGAGTATTGAATATTTTCAGTCAGAGAAAGACAAAGCTCAGAATTTGGCTGATGAACGGGGAACCGAAATAGAAGAGTTGAAGACAAAGCTTAATTCAATTCAGAATCCGGTAGCACCGGAAGAAGGTAAACCAAACGACTTCGATCCTTACGATGCTTTTAACAACCCTGAATCTGCTTCTTTTAAGTGGCGGGTGAAGGAGATGGCAGAATTAGCCAGCAATGCAGCAAGAGAGGCTGTCTCAACCGTTCAAGCTGACATGGTAGAACAAAAGTTCGAGGCTGATTTACGTCGAAGAGGATATAACGATGAACAAGTACAAGATTGTCTTGACTTCGCTAAGAACCCCCAAAAGAGACTGGGGGGGAACCCTACCGACGCTGTTATTAAACTAT